AGCAGGGTGCAATACAGCTTCCTGGGTCACGTTTGTGACCCTACTGAAGGGTATTGTAGCCTGTCCATTATGCGGAACTGATATCAAATAACAGAGCACATGTATAAAATTAACTGCGATTAATATTAAAATTAAACGAAATTGTTTATAACATGACAAAAGCATAAAGGAAAGCTAATTAAGCAATGATAAACATTCTTAAAGCTGCTGTCCTAGAATTGTCTTCAAGTTCTAGAATTACACGAGAGTGGTAGTACCAGTCTCTAATCTTAGTCCTGATGACTGGAGGGAAGGTAACTTCGGTCTCCGTAGTGGACGTGGTTGCAGTGGACGCTGTTCCGGGCGTATCTCTGATAATGATAGCGGCTCCGGTAGACGCGGACGTAGCTGAAGGGCGACGGATCTTCCTTCGTTGTGTTGTACCTGTTGCGGTAAAATCCTCGATGATGTTGAGAAGACTATCTGGTAAGAAATAGTTATTTTCAGTTTCACGAGTGCGGACTTCATAAGCACCGTATGACCGACGATTGGTGAGACGCGGCTCAGTTGGTGTGAAAGTTGGTACAGAGTTGAGGGATGCATAGTATTTCCATGCGTCGTCATCGCTGGGTCCTAGTTTGGGAGTACAGGCTACTCCAATGATGTAAGCGGCGGTTACATCTTGACTGTTGAAGTTTGCTTCACGGGGAAACCATGCGCAGACTTGCACGTTGTCGTGCCAATCAAAGAGCCAACAGGGTCGGCCTATTGTATTAGTAGTCAGAGTTGATAACTTAAACTCCTTCCGTTCTTTCAGTATCGCTAAAAGCCCATAGAATAGGTTACTATTCAATGTGAAATTAGTAATGCCAAAAGGGTTGTGATTTGCTTCGTTTCGATCCCAGTCGTAATTTTCACAAAGGATAGGAATCCATAATGTGTTCTCGGGAGTATGCTGAATATGTGTTGGTTTAATAGACATAGACAGAAATGCGAGAAAGGGGTCGTACTCGGTGGAGTATGGGAGCAATTCATATGAGTACCTCTCATTAAAGGCTAATGGAGAAATACTTCTAGTGGCCTCTCGAATAGAGCAGTATAGATCATGAAGCCAAGTGGAGATGTAGACTCGTGCCACAAAAGTGGGGAGTTGGACTCCAGTTGGAGCTTGAAATTGATCAGTGAACCTCCGAAAGTGTTGCCAATAACTAGAAAAGATGTGAGCGTAAATGGCGACGAGACTAGTGAATATTTCGCTGGATCTGAGAAGGACATAGCGACGGTATTTATCATAGCGTTGTCGGTGGTTGCCAATACGGACGTTGTCTAATAAGTAGTCGGCAGATCTGGTGAGGTCTTGCTGAAGAGCTGCTGGTTGAAGAGGTGCTTGGTGAGGGACGACTGTATCGTCGTCTTGAGCGTTAACACGATCGCCCATGTTAATGTAGGGATAACAATAATTTTCACAAGCTTAGACGTGTTTGGTGAATTTGTAAATAATTCGATCCTGATATGGGGTTCAGGTCAAATTCT